GGATCTTGTTGGAAATCTTCTTCGTGCATTAGTAACCTGAATCTGCGACACACATACCAATACAAACTAACCCGTTGGATGCTGTCCGTCCACAGTGATTACAGAGAACAGGTTCGTCAGTTTCTTTATTTATTTCGCGTGTCTTATCCTGTGGCAGTTCGAGCACAACATCACACATTTTTTTACTTCCTCAAAGATTCTATCCATATTGCCATCCAATGCTGGGGCAATCTCAAACAATTTAGTTCTTTCATCTATATGGTGGAAATCATAACAACACACTGGGTATGAGTTTCCACAATCGTGACACTTGTCACCAAATTGTTCTACAAGTATTTGCTTTCTTTTATTTCTTCTACTGCGAACATAGTCCCTATGATTCTGAGCATTCCTTTTGTGGATACTATTATTTCTATAGGTACCAGTGGTGTTTGTTATGGGTCTTGACATAAAAAAAGGGACCCGAAGGTCCCTTGATTATAACACAGAAGTGTGATAAGAATCACATCAGATTCTTCACTTGTACTCTTCTGTAGTAACGGTTGGAGTTAACGCGAAGGCGTCCGAGTCCTTGGGTTGTACCCTCAGCGAATGGGTTGGCAACAAGACCATAACGAGTCTTGAATCCAATTTTTGGCTGGAAGGTGTCCTGACCGACGGCACGAACCATCTGCAGGGGAACATAAGGACAATAGAACAGACCAGCGTCATAAGGTGAAGAACCCTTATAACCAACGACGTAGTACTGGTTACCTGAATCGGTTGCTGTGTTAGCAGCAGCCAGGTTAGCAGCATATGGGTCGATGTAGACGCGGAACTTACCGTTGATGGTACCAGCGAAGGTGTTGCCAGTGTCGTCAACGTTCAGGTTGGCGTTCAGAGCAGGAGTGTAATCCAGGATTCCAGCCATCGTCAGGGCGGAGGCAACGTCTGCAGAGCAGAGGATCATGTTGCCCTTTCCACGACGAGTTCTCTGTGCGATAGCGTTAGCGTCGCGCTCGATTTGGAACAGGAGACCCTTGAACTTCTCAACCGACCAACGTCCGTTGGAGTCGATGTCCAGGTCGAATACACCAGCAGTGGCAGTGTTAGAAACAGCGCCTTGCTCAGCAACCTTATAGATGGTTCTGATAACTTCGCGGTTGATCTCAGCCAGGATCTCTGTGGAGAGGATGTTGGCGAGTTCAGCTTCAGCGTTCAGACCGTGGATTGCCTTGAGGTCCTGGGCGAGTTCCAGTGAGTACTCAGCCTTCAGGGCTCTTGACTTGGCGGTTACGGTGACTTTCTCGATCGAGAAGGCCATCTCGTTGAACTGGTTACCAGTTCCATTACCCAGGTTCTCAGCGTCACCTGTAACCATTCCCTGACCAACGTCATAGGCGGTTGAGGTGGCAGTACCTACAGGGTTCAGGACCGATGGGTTAGTACCAGACTGAGCAGTTGTACCCAGACCAGCGTTAACGTCGGAGAAACCAGCGGTGAGGTCGAAACCGTCATCCTGACCTGAGAAGGCGGAATCGGCTTCGTTGAACAGTGCTTCCGAACCACTCTGTGAAGAGTAGCGTGAACGCATTGCGAAGATCAGTCCAGTAGGACCGCTCATTGGTTGAACACCAGCCAGGTCATAAGCGACCAGGTTAGGCATTGCACGTCTGATCAGAGAGATCAGAACGGGGTCGAAACCAGCAACAGGGCCAGCAGCGTCAGCACCGCCACCGAAACCACCTGAAGCACCAGCAGCGTTACCGCTGTTGGTTGGGGTTTCCATCAGGTTGATACCTGAGTTAAATGCAGACTCCTCGCGGAGGAACTTTTCTTGGTTTTCGAGCAGGACAGCGGTTACAGCTCTTCTGTGATTATCCTTGATGGGATCAAGGCCTTCATAGTCGAGAAGTGGACTCCACTTTTCCTGCAGATGTTCGGATTGGAACATTTGCTTTTACCTCTTGTTTGTTTGAATGTTAATGTTAAGTTCAGGACTTTCTGAATGCGCCCAGTGATCTGAGGTATGCATCCATGCTGTTGCTGTTAGGAGCAACAGTTGTGTCAACACCCTCGGAGAGTGTTTGTGGGGCTTCAGACTTGGCAGCTGGGGTGGTTCTGGCGAAGTATGACTCCTTCAGAGTTTCCAGCTTTTCACGATATTCTTCTTCACTTTCAAACTCAACACTTTCGGCAAGTGAAGCGAGCTTCTCTTTCTGAGTGGCAGCAAGGCCTTCAGAAATCTCATCGAGGATAGAATCAGCGGTTGATTCAGCGAGACGCTTGTTCAGTCCGATGTTCTTCTCAATCTGCTCGTTGAGTTTTTCTTCCATATCATCAAGTTTTTCTACCATGCTCTCAAGCACATCATATTTGTCTTCAGGGATAGTTACATAATGTTCTTCAAAAAGACCCTTCATTCCAGCAAGGAATGATTCGGTCATCTCGGTCTTAAGACCGTGCTCGATGGCGAGTTCGTTCTCGGTCATCCACTCTTCAGCGACGTATTCGAGATACGAATCAACGCGCTCAACCAGGGCAACCTTCATAGCAGCAACCTCTTCTTGAAGTTGTTGCTCGGCAGCCAGTTGAAGTGCTTCTTCGATTTCTTGAGCTTTGGCATTCAGAGCGGCTTCGAAAACAACCTTAGCCTTTTCTCTGAACTCTTCGGAGAGATCTTCGCCACCGAGGAGAGCGTTGACATCCTCTTCGATGTCATACTCAGCAACGACTTCTTCTTCAGCTTGCTCTTCAGCAACAACCTCTTGATCTTCCAGAACCTCTTCGGTCTCTTCGCCGTAGGTGTTCTTTTTAGAAGTGTCGATAGGATCGGCAGGTTTAGCGCCTTTGTTTACCACGTCGTGCACCGTCTTGATCTTTGGTTCTTTGAGTTTTGCTGAATCGTTATCTGGCTTATAGTTCTCTGGAGTAGGACCACCCAGGTCTTCGTAAGAAGCCGAAAGTCCTTCACCAGCGTTAGCCAGTTTGCCTTGAGCCTCAGCGGGCTTGGCGTTTGCGTTCACAGCAGTTTTGGATTGCTCCATTTCTTGTAAATCTCCGCGAGACATTTTAAACTCCGATAAGCTCGTATACTTAATCTTTATTTATTTATAAATCCAGACTTTACAGTGAGTTCAGGAAGTTGTTGAACAGGTCCAACTTCTTCTCATCAAGCTGCTTCTGGGTGACAAGAGTGTTGATTTGCTTGTAGGTTTTCTTTGCGAGGTTTTCGCGCAGAATTCCACCATCCCAAACCCACTCTTTACCTTCCATAATTCCCTCAACAAAAGCATCGGGAGCAGAAGGATCTGCTACAATATCAGCAGCAGTTGAGAGCATAAAGTCATCACCAACGATGTTGACTCCCTCACGGGTTGGTTTCAGTGAACCAATTCCTCTTGAGGAAACTCCCAGTTTTACACCTTCACTGATAAGTGATTCAGCAATCTTACCCATTGGGGTCGAAAGAATCTTTGCCTTACCAATGAAGTTAGAACCGTTCTCTTTCAGAGAAACGATCTTGTGTGAAACACGGTCAAGGTTGACGGTTGGACCATCGGGGTGACCGAGTTCTCCAAGTGCTCTACCTGACTGAACGTGGTTCTCGTTGTATCTCTGGACTTCTCTTCTCAGAGTTTCCATTGGATACATTCTTCCGTTTCTGTTCTTGAGGTCACCCTGCAGGAAGATGCCTTCGATGAACATGGACTTTTTACCGTTCTTTTCTTCAACGATAAAATCGACCGATTCGATTTCTTCTCTGATTAGTTTCATGGTGCCTCAGGAATCTTGAACTTGTTGAATAAAGGCTGTGCCTGTTCCAGAATTTGTTACCACAGAAACCTTGATTGATTTTCTCAAGGTTGCTGATACCCCATTGAACACAGTTGTTACAGATGCAGAATCATAGGAAACTACGCATCTTGTGTTGTAATAACCACCAACATTGGAGGTGTTATTAATAGATGCAATCTGTTGGTGCTCAAAGTCCAGATCACTTTGTCCATCAACCGTCAGTGAAACATATTCACCAACAGCAAAAGGACAACCAGTTCCTTCGGGGAAGTCAATCGTCGTGGTTGCACCAGTGGTAATTCCGACAACTCTTTGTGATTGAACAGGACCGATACTAATCGTTTCGGGTTCTCCTGTCGTTACATAGTAGTCAAGTGCAGTCGCAACTGGATCTCCTCCAATTTTGACGTGCACACCAGCACCTTCGGCAGCAACACGAATTGCATCTGATTGTTGTGCAATCGCAATCGATGTTGAAGCGGTTCCGCTAGTTGAAAGTGTGGTATTTACACCAACTGGTTTTAGGGCAGCCATTATTCAGATAACAATATTCTTATCTAGTTATTTATTCTTCTTCTGTTTCAGCACTGAGATCTACGTCGGTTTCGAACTCAACGGGTTCATCCGAATCGTCGAGATCTACATCAGAACCGTCGTCGAAAACCGAAGCAGCAACTTCTGGTCGAATTGCTTCGATCTTTTCTGCGCTCTTTGCAAAAAGAATATCTTTGATTTGGTCACTAATTTGTGCTGATGAGGGATCATCCTGCACCAGCAAATTCATAAGGTCGTCCATCGCAGGCATTGTAAAAAGTAATAATCTACAGTCTTATTTAGATCTCACCACCAGGGGGATTTTTGGGTGAGGGAGTTTCTGTTGCTTCTGGTGCTTCAGGTTCCAGAGGTGCTCCACCAGATCCCATGGCATCAGGAACACCACCAACTGCACCAGGTTGACCAGGTGCTTCACCTGGAAGTTCAGCAGGAGCATTGGGGTCAGGAATGACACCTTCTGCAATCTCTTTTTCGATGAGATAATCCTGTTCCAGAATCTCTTCGTCAGTCTGACGGAGAATCTGTCTTCTGACGTAATCTTGTGAGTAATACTTACCGATGTAAGGTTCAGCTTGAGACACAAGGTTCAGTCTCCCTTCCATCAACTCCGCATCTTTGAGTTCAGCGAAGTGATTATCATAAAGGAAGTCATACTGAATGTGATCTGCCATCACCTCCCAATCTTCGGGAGTGCAGATGTTCTTCAGAAGAAGTTGAGTTCTCAGCATATCCTGGAACATCTGAGAGAATCTCTTTCTCAGTCTTCCAACAAACTTGGAGAACTTGACTTCATCTCTCAGGATTTCAGAAGAACGACCCAGTGAGAAACCACCTTCCCCTTCGATTCTTGTCTCAGGAACATTCAGTGCTCTGTAAAGTTTTCTTTGGAAGTATTGAATGTCAGTAATTTCACCAAGGTTCTGACCACCAGGCAGTGTGGTAATCTCAGTACCACGACCACCTTCACGTCTTGGAAGCCAGAAGTCTTCCATCATTGACATGAATTTCTTGTCGTCACGAATCTCACCAGTGTTGGCATCATAAACCAACTTGTTTCGGTAACGCATCATGACATCACGAAGGTATTGTTCTGCCTTCATCTTGGGCAGATTACCAACGTCAATGTAGAAGATGCGACGTTCTGGTGCTCTTGACAGACGATAGATGACGAGGGAGTCCTCAATCATCATCAACTGGTTCAGTGGTTTGATTGCCTTGTGCATCCAAGACAACGTTGATCCCTTGTTTCTGTCAACCAGACCAGAGGTACAATATGTGACAGAATCACGAGTCATTCTGATTGCTTTAGTGGGTGCCGCGCTATAACCAGTATTGACTGGTCCACCATCATAAGTACCTGGATTGTAGATGAAGTATTCTTCAATATCAGGGAAGTCATAATTTGCAGGGTTTGTCGAACCTGCTGCTCTTTCCAATGACTGAACGCTATCCTTTCCTTTCTTTTTCAGTTGACGCATATAACGCATCTTAGATGCGTCAATGTATCTCAGTTCTTGAATCCCATCCTGAGGTCTCTTTTGGTCAATGACTTTGTTATAGTACAGTCTTCCGTCGATGTACCAGTTACGGAAGATTTCGTGTGCTTTCTTATCAAAGTCGAGAAGTTCAAGAATGTATCTGAACTCTTCTCTAATTTTCTTTTTGATTGAATCGCTTGCCTTCAGGTTTGACAGTTCGATTGATACAGGACTGTCATTTGTATCAGCAACGATTGCTTCATTCACAATGTCTTCAATTGCGCTGTCACACTCAGGATAAAGCGACATGCTGCGATAACGACGAATCAAATCGTTCTCGTTTTTGTAGACACCTTCGATGTCCACATACGAACCAAAGAACCCCGAACTGACGTAGTGTTCAGAACCATCTAAGTTATTAGGTGGAACTGGACTAACTACGCCAGGTGGAGTCCTTTCGCTATCTTCAATTGAGAAACCAAATAATCTCGCAGCCATTATTAGAAACTAGACTCTTTTGTCTAGTTATTTATCAACGAATCAGAACCTCTCCAGCGTTGGTTCCGCTAGACTGTTGTGATTCACCAACTGAGAAGTACTGAACCTGGAAGGTTACTTGGAATTCTTCGATGGCATTGGTTTGGTCATAATTGAGATCAATGGCACTGATTTCAGTTGGGAAGATGTCATAGAACTTGTAAGTTCTCAGAACAGCAGACTCACCACCATCATTGTTGGTTGAGAATGTTGTTGCGCCCCTTCCGAGTTGCTGAACATAAGCATCAGTCATGTAAGAGGTTGGGTTAGAAACGCCAGTGGCATCATCCAACTTGCTCAGTACATTTGACCATCTTTCGAAGGCAGTTCTCAGTTTGAAGTCTTCGTCGTTGATGACGGTAACAACCCAAGGTGCGAAGGTTCTGTCTCCAGCAACCTTAAGGTTTCTTCCTCTAAAAGGAACAGAGATTTCAGAAACTGTGGAAGCAGGCAGTTGCGCTGCTTTACACAGGAATTTGAAAACACCGTTCTCGCCGTCATCTCCACTTCCCCAAGCATCAACAACGGATGCTGGGAACGAAGGGATTGAAACTTCGAACAGATTGGGGCGGGCTGCACCACCCGCCAGTTTAGATTTGAATTGTGAGAGTGTTCTGGTCTCAGCCATTGTTAGGTCCTCCTATGTTTATGTAGTAATGATCAAACAGTTCCAACAACTTCTTCGAAGGCAACGCCAGTGCGGGTTGCGACGAAGGTCA